TCGAATACATCACCTAGGTGCAGTATAGTTTTAATTTCTCTTTCTACCAGAGTAGGGAAAAAGAATTCATCATAAAACTTCTTGAAGAAGGCATCAAACTGTATAGAATCACCTCGCGCTCCGAAGTGAGTATCGTTTATCGTGGCTATTTTAATTTTGCAGTACCTTCAGTAGTGTCTTAGCTTGACTCTTGGCATCATCAAGTGCATGATGACTTATGTCAGTTTCCTGCGCTCTGATCTGAGCGTTACTAATACCCATAAGATTCATCACTGTACGAAAGCACATAACGTCCCAATGCTTCCAGGGTGTATTCACACCAGTGCGTGTCATAGCTTCTTCAAGAATAGTGATATCAAAAGATGCTCCGTTTCCCCATGGCTGTACCCGCTCATTACCAATCCAGGAACAGAACTTCTGTAGTGCTTCTGTCACTGGTACTGGGTCGACCATAAGTGCTTGCAATGCTTCGGGCTTCTGTTTCTGCCACCATGCAATTGTATTCTTGTCAATGTGTAGACCAGCTTCTTTGCAAGTCTTAGCATCTACATTGATATAGAACTCTTCAAATATACCGTCTTGTATGTTGAACTTAACAGCACCAATAGAAAGTATAGTGGCGTGGGCTCTAGTAGATAGAGTCTCAAGGTCAATCATAATATGAGTTTGTTTAGGATTCATGCATCTTCCAATGGTATTGTTACAAGATTGAAATCACTGAAATAATCCCAGTGACCTGAAGCATCAGGAATCGGGACAGTTACTGTCTGGTCATCGCTGAAGGTGTAAGTAGCAGTGCTACTGGTGATCTTATACGGTGACTGGACATCAACCGTCTGGTCAGCATCACTGAAATTGGTATCTATACCGTTGCACATAGTAGTTCTCCATTTATTAAGACAATGATATCATGGATATCTGGGGAAGTCAAGTGATATTAGATATCTTTTAAGGCTTCTATCTTCTCTTTAGCCAGTTTCAACGCTTCTTTATCGTCAAGATACTTAGGTCTGCGTTTAGGAACCTTAGTCTTCTCATTAGCAAACTCAGCATCGTGCTTATTTGCTTGATCAATTTGTTTACGCATGTAATCAAGGAACTCTGTCGCATGGGTATCGCCGCCATGGTCTTGTGTGAACACTTCAGAGAATTCCATGTTCTGGATGTATCGCATCTTGGTACTTTGATACTTCTTCTCTTTCTGAATCCTGCGAATGAAAGCATAGTAGGTGATTTGGGTAAAATATGCGAACGGGTTGGAAGATTTAGCAGGATCAAAGTTACCCATATAAGTGATACAGTTTTCAATACCATCGAGTATCATCTCATCACGAAAAGTGTAGTTAACAAAGTTGGCTTTGTACGCCAGATGATTTGCAATCTTAACAAAACATTCTCCGATGTAATTGGGACACCTTGGCTTTGGAAGATCGTTCTCTTTCGCTTCGATAACAAGTTCGCGGTGGGCAGATATCTTCGCCAAGAATTCCTTATTGTTAACGTAATGCCTATTGGTACTGGCTTCTGCTTTTTTCACTTTATTTCTCCATTATTTAAAAAAGGTATTGACATTTTTATGGAACACTGTATAATAGGGTGTGTCCCTTTAAGATAAAACATTAATTAACTTTGTTGTCATCGATAGCTTGCTTGTATTCTAAGATTGTGTCAAGCATATCATCACTGTATGATCTCTTCTCAGCCGCATCAGTTCTGGGGCGTTCAGGATAAAATATCTTACTGACTATAGAATGATAATCATTGACATACGCATCACCAAGAATACTGATATTTAAAATGTGGTGTTGTTCTACGGGAAATGCAATTTCGTCTGAGAATGGAATCCAAGGAACTAAAGAAAAAGATTCCATCACGCCATTCTCTGTAGCAGAATAATCTCTATCTACTCTAAGAGGAGTAATCAAAAGATAATGATCTTCATCGAGATTCTGTTCTACCACAGCCACTAGCTGAAGTGAGTCACTAAAAGTTATTACACATGGTACGTTATATTCAATCATCGATTTGCATCTTCACTATTTTGTAGTTAAACGATTCTTCGTTATAGATTTTAATTCTTTCCATCATATGATTAAGAGTAAAGTTCTTCTTTGATTTCCAAGATAAGTCATCTCCCAGATCGAACAAGTTACACACTGTCTTCTGTCCACCTTTTCTAAGACCTCTACCAATTGACTGTAGATTTCTGATACGACTCTTACTAGGTGAAGCAAATACGACATTATGTAAGTTCCTTATATTAATACCAGTAGAGAAAGTGCCATATGAAGCAACTATTATAGCATCATTTTCTTCTTCTGTCAAGCGGCGTATCTCTTCCCTATGCTCTGTGTCAGTGCCTCCGTGTACATAGAAGACTTTTCTGTCTTTCTTGACTGCTTTAGAGATCATTTCATATAGTACAGCACCATGTTTTTCTACATATTGATACAGAACTAGTGTATTACCCTTCTGTGCCACTGTCAGGTTAGTGATTACCTTGTTCCTTAATGGGTTAGTGACGATCCAATCAATCTCTTCCTGGTACGGCATCTTGGATACTAGTTTTCTCTGTGCATCAGTGTATCCCAAGAGCATACACACGATCTTCAATTCAGCAAGTTGCTTGTCATCCATCAGCTTCTTCGTGGATGTGACTTGATTGACTCTACCGAACACACCTTCAAGTACTAATCTATGAGTCTTTGTGCCGTCTAATGTACCAGTTGTACCCACTCGATATGGTGCTGTTGTGCATTTGTCCATTAGGGTAGTCAGTGACTTAGCTTTAAAGTTGTGTGCTTCGTCACCATAGATAACATCAAACTGTGCAAACCAAAGACTAGGAAACTTATAGATTGACTGCCACGTGGAGATTATAATATCTTTCTCGTTTGACTTCTCTTTGCCACCATATATTCTATGGCAGTTATCTTCTACATTCCAAGTATTGACAGATGCGTAATCACCGAAGTCGCCATACATCTGTTCTACTAATGAAGTTGTGGGTACAATAAGTAATTGCTTTCTGCCGTGAAGTTGATGGTAACGAATCAACATGTAAATCATAAGAGATTTGCCACTAGCAGTGGGCGACAACAACAGACTTCTACCTTTTGTGATTGCATGATTTACTGCTTCTAGCTGATACTCTCTTGCCTCAATTGGCTTGTTCTGGCTATGCAAGTTGAGATGTTTTGCAAACTTAACAACAGCTTCTATAGTGCTGTCTTCACCAATGTCTTCCATCTCTAGCTTTACTTTGTACTCTAGCTGTTCAGCAAATTCTAATAGATAATCCAGTAGACCGATGTACAGTTCTCGGGTGTACATATTAAAGAGTCTTGCTTTGCCATCCCACATACGGTTACGATACGCGGGCATGAACTTAGCACCTGGTATGTCAAACGTAAAGAAATCCACAATCTCTTTTGCTGTTGAAGGATCAGTATCTATTATTAGATGTACTTCGTCCTTCTTTGTTATCGTAATCATTTACATAAGACCGTTTGTGAACTTGGACCATTCGATGCTGTTCTTGATATCCCAACCCCTACTGCCAACAGACCGCAACACTCTTTCAAGAAAATCTGTAACTGTGCGTATGTATTCAGCTTTATCTGTTTGCTGAATGATGTCTTCATCGGAGTCAAGATAGTCATTCATGTCCTGTTTTAATGGTTTGTTGCCTAGATACTGGTCCCAGCCTAGAGATTCAAGTTCAAACTTGGAGAGTTCACCTCTAAAGTATTGTGTTTTTATTCGCTTGAGTTTGTAGAGAGCCGCCTCTGCTTTCCTCAATTGAAGTTTTGCTGTTGATAGGTGGTTGAGGTACTTAGAGTGCAGTACTGGCACTTGTGTGGCGACTCGACCTAGATTGAGTTCATCAATCTTACAGTCTTCAGCCCACGTGTCCTGGAGTTCTTTCAATGATATCATCACACATCCTTCATAATATAATATAATTCTTACTACTATTTATACGACCTAAATTAAGCCACTTTTTCTATTTCAAATATCCTATACTTGAATGATGCTATTCCGATGAAGTAATCGCCAGTACCATTGGCAATGTCAAAGTCTAAGCCAGATAGTGAGATTGGAAATGCATCTTTGAATGTGATCTTCACGTTAGGATTATTATTTGAGTCTAACACAAATAAAGTTGCATCAGATACTTGTGCTATGCCTTCCCGTGAGCTGGCGTTAGCACCTGCCGTGCGATAAGTTTGACTCTTAATGTAGTCTGTGAACTCGCTGTGCTTGTCTGGAAAGCCGAGTCCACGAAGCCAGCTATATAGTTCATTGTAGTTAGTCATATCTTCCTGAATAAGGAATCTAATCATCAACTCACCGAACTGGAGCTTGTCTCCTGGATATGCAATATCTACTAGAGGAGTAACTTGAGTAGGATAACCCATAGATATTTCAGGAATATTGGCAGCCTGACAAAAGAAAGATACGTTGGGCATGTTGTGTACCTGAAACGTAAATCCATTTGGGCGCAAGTAGTCCAGTTCACTGGGGTTACTAGCCGCAAATGTGCCTTCTGTTACTGTTGTAATTGGGTTGAACGCCACTTTGTTATCTCCTTTACCAATCTTTTAATATGTTTATCATTATTAAAATGCCACATAGTAGATTGATACCAACTATCATGGTACGAATGAATGCTATTGTATTTTCAGTGGAAGGATCATAGCCATCTTCTTCATCGAAAGCGCCAAGGGCATGCTTCCAAACTTTCCACCATTTGCTTCTTTCCAACACGACATATAATCCAAACTCTTTATACTATACTGCTATTTATAAGCCAAAAAAAACCCCAGTCATAAAGACCGGGGTTTAAATTTTACTACAGGTTTCTTATTGTTATAAGCGAATCGCTTACATCAAGTTAGCGACCTTAACTTTGCGGTAGTACTGGTTACGAGCGGCAGTGAAAGTATCACCGTCAGTTGTACCGTTGGCTTGGGTTACGAATGGGTTAGCAATCATACCGTAGCGAGTCTTAAAGCCGATTTTTGGCTGGAAGGTATCAGGATCGATTGCTCGAACCATCTGTAAAGGCACATATGGGCAGTAGAATATACCAGCATCGTATGCAGAAGAACCTTTATAACCAACAACATAGAACTGACTAGCAGAACCAGTGTTAGAGGAGTAGGGATCAACATACACTTTGTAACGACCGTTAAGAATACCGGCAAAAGTGTTACCAGTATCATCTACGCTCAGAGTACCGTTACCGTTGATAGCAGAACCAGTATCAAGAACACCAGCCATTGAAAGTGCAGCCGCAACATCAGCAGATGTGATGATGAAGTTACCTTTACCGCGACGAGTATCTTGAGCAATTACGTTAGCATCACGTTCAATGTTGAACAGAAGACCTTTGAAACGCTCAACGCTCCAACGACCGTTTGAATCAACGTCTAAGTCGAAAGTACCGGCGGTAGCAGTAGATGCGGCACCAGGCTTAGCAACAGTGTAGATAGTACGAATTACTTCACGGTTAATTTCAGCAAGAATTTCTTGAGAAAGAATGTTAGACAGTTCGCCTTCAGCATCCAAACCGTGGATAGCTTTAAGATCCTGTGCTAATTCAACAGTGTACTCAGCTTTCAATGCACGAGACTTAGCAGTAACAGTGGTCTTCTCAATAGAGAAAGCCATCTCGTTCATAGTAGTTCCGTCTCCCCAACCTTCAGCAGTGTTACGCGCAAGACCAGTACCAGTAGTGTAAGTTCCATCTACGGGATTAGATCCAGCGTGAGTGCCAGCGCCAGAGAAGTCAGTATCAGCTTCGTTGAATAATGCTTCAGTACCAGCCTGAGTTGAGTATGCAGATTTCATTGCAAAGATCAAGCCAGTAGGACCAGTCATTGGCTGAACGCCAGCAACATCATAAGCCATTAAGTTAGGAAGTGACCGACGAACCAATGAGATCAAGATAGGATCGTAGTTATCTACGTTTCCACCAGTTTGGTTAACGTGGGTTGCTTCTGTAATGTTACGCTCTTCGCGCAACGCTTTTTCTTGGTTTTCCAATACGACAGCAGTAACTGCCTTACGGTACGGGTCAGTAATTTTGCCAAGATTATCATGGTCCAGTACTGGAGCCCATTTCTCTTGAAGTTGTTCAGAAAGATACATTTGTGTTTCTCCTATTTGGGTGTAGTCTTATTATTTATACAGTTGAGTTATTTAAGAACTGATTTAGAGATTGCCTGAGCGTATTTGTTCATACCAGAATTACTACTTTCAGCGAGGTATTCACCGTCTACAGTATCATCCAGCTTTTCTTCAGAAACGACTGCTTGCTTGGGAAAATAGTTCTCCTTAACAACAGCAATTTTTTCAGCGAAAATGGCTTCACTGCCAAAGTCGATATCTTCTACTAGCTTTGCAAATTTGTCTGATTCAGTGAGAGTTAAATCTGCACATGCTTCAGTCACTATTGCTTGGCGTTGGAAAGATGTCTTCTCAGTAGTAAGAGCAATCTTCTCTTCAACGGACTCATTTAACTTTGTTTCCAAAGAGTCAATTTTGTCCTGCATTTCGCCCAGTACATCGTATTTGTCTTGTGGAACTTCGATGTAGTGTTCAGCGAATAAAGTTTTCATTCCAGATATGAAGTCTTCAGTGATTTCAGTCCTGAGACCTCGCTCAATGGCAAGTTCATTCTCTTTCATCCAGTTTTCAGCAACGTAGTTAAGGAAAGAATCAACCTTCTCAACTAACTCAGATTTAAATGTTTCTTGCTGGAGCTGAACTTCTTCTTGTAATTCTACTTCAATCGCTTCCATTTCGTTAGCGATACGAGCAGTTACGACTGCTTCAAAGATACCGGCAGCTTTCACTTTGAATTCTTCTGTTAGATTTTCTTCGTCTGCGAATAATGCGTCAACATCACTTGCGAACAAAGCCTCATCGGCTTCTGCAATTACTTCCTCTCCTGTAGAATATTCCTCAGGATGATAAAATTTATGCTTGGCACCAGGATTGGCATGTTTTGGCGCATGATCCAACTCGTGATATGCATGTTTTACAGTTTTATTACCATACTTAACAGTAGTGTGTGATTCAGTATGCTTAGATACTGAGCCCATGCCATGCTTATCGCTCTTAACCGTGTCGCCAACATTCGTCATGACATTCGAGCCGTCTCGCTTGTAGTTCACGGTGTCATCTCCTCCGCCTTCTACGATTACGTCTTCTTCTTCAGACTCAGATTCTTCTCTAACGCCAGCAGATGATGCCTGTGCAACGACAGTCTTAGGATCTACTTTATCTTCGTAGTTAATTGCATCGCCTGCTCCAGCACCTTTAGGTAAAGTGCCATCTTTCTTAGCTTTTGCGGCTGCCTTATTAACAGAAGTCAAGCCACCGGTGGGATCTGATCCACTCATGTCTTCACTTGGGGCAGCGGCTGAGTCACCCTGAGATGGGGCAGTCTTGTCGCCGACATCTTTAGAGTTAGGCAAACCTGCTTTCTCGTCCAGTTCGAGAGTTCCTTCGCTAAGAACAGATGACGCTTTGTCCTTAACTAGAAATTCTCTGATTTTACTTTCAACATTCATTGGTTTTCTCCTTTTGAAGATTATGTTTCTGATAATATTTATACAATCTTAAATTTTCGACAGCCTGTCCATGAACGAACCGAAGACATGTAACTTCGCTTCGTCCAGTTCACGAGAGGAAGCCTTAGTAATGATTGCTTTAGCCATGTCAATTTCTCGTTCTTGCCATACTCCATTGACTATGACCCACTCTTTGTTCTCCATAATCCCTCGTACAAATGCATCTGGTGCAGATGGATCTGATACGATGTCGGCAGCGGTTGATAGCATGAAATCATCTTGAACTTCGTTGATACCATTTTTCTCTTTTAGTGAACCCAGACCACGAGAACTTACTCCTAGTTGAGCACCCTCTTCGATAAGATTACGAGCAATGTTGCCCATGGGAGTATCTAGAATTTTGGCTTTACCAATCCAGTTGTCTCCATCTTCTCTCAGTGAGGTAATCATATGAGATACTCGATCTAGATTAACGGTGGGTCCGTCTGGATGTCCAAGTTCGCCCATCGCTCTCTTTGTATCAATACTTTCTTTGGTATAACGCGCAATCTCTTTCTGCATAATCTCTTTAGGATATACACGACCGTTGCGATTTTTTAAGTTAGACTGAAGAAATACACCTTCGATGTAGAGAGACTTCTTTCCGTCTTTCTCTTCAACGATGTACTGTACATCTTCTACCATTTCTCTAATTAGTTTCATTATCCTAGTGCTCCATCTGCGCCTTGATGCTGATATGAACCATAGCCAGAAATCTTAGCAGTTTGGACTATGACTGTACCTGTTCCTGTTCCGCCAGAGTCAGTGATGCCTACAACTATGTCATGGGTATTATGTCGATTCTCTGAAAAGCCATAGAACTCTAATTTGCCTGACATATGTAAAGTGTGTAGTACAACGCTGTTACGAGTTACAGTAGCAGTAACACCATTACCTAGCGACCAGTACAATGAACTGATATTCACTACTTGGTCACCCGAAATAGTTTCTGTTGATTTCTTCAACTTACTCGATATATCAATAGTGCCCGCGGCTTGAGTTGAACCGTTTTCGGTAATGGCGGTTACACCCTGTACCTGCGTTAACTTTAGATTTGTGACTGTAGTCGCCATTAAATTGCCCCTTTATTCCTTAGTCGTTTGAGTCTGATTCGTCAGGTGCTGGAGCTAGTCCCATCTTTTGCATCTCTGTTGCATCGGGACCGTTAAACATGGTGTTGGTGACTTCTCCTTTACGGGCAGCTACTAGTGAATCAGCTTTATCGCCCATAATGGCATTGAATGCATCTTCGGCACCCGTTACATCTCCATCAGCCATCTTATCCATCATCTGTTGTATATTTTCTTGTGGTGATACAACATCATCAACTTCTACTTCAATTTCATTCTCTACTTCAGACATAATTATTCTCCTTCACTTGTTTGTTCTTCATCGGGTTCGCCAGACATATCTTTCTGATGCTCCCTTTCGCGGTGAGCCTCTAATGAGTCTCCCACCATATGTTCTTCTTCAGGCACTTCTGCAATTTCATCAGCTATGTCTGAAATCTCTTTGTCAGTAAGTTTCAAGATATTCTTTTGAACGTATGACTTACTATATAGTGTGCCCATATAAGGTGCAACACCATTAAGAACTTCAACTCGGCTTCTAAGAATCTCTTGCTCTTTTGATTCAGTATAGTAAACATCAGAAGCAAAAGTATATTGCAACTGTTCTCTGATATCTTCCCAGTCTGCTTCAGTTATAACACCCTTCAGCACCAACTGAGTCTTCAGTACATCATCAAAGATAGTAGAAAAACGTCTACGCAATTTGGCAATGAACTTAGTAAACTTCAACTCATCTCGTGTAATCTCAGCAGTACGTCCAAAGTTTAATCCGCTTTGGGCTTCTAGCCTTGACATTGGTACATTCAATGACTGATATAGTTTGCGTTGGAAATAATCTACGTCTTCAATCTGACCTAGACTCTGACCACCAGGCAATGTTTGAATCTCAGTTCCTCTACCACCTTCTTTTCGTGGGAGCCAGAAGTCTTCAAGCATTGACATAAACTTTTTATCATCTCGTATCTCACCAGTACTTGCATCGTATACGAGTTTATTGCGATATCTGTCCATGATATCTTTTAAGTATTGTTCAGCACGACCCGTTGGAAGATTGCCCACATCTATATAGAAGATGCGTCTTTCTGGTGCTCGTGTGATACGATATATCACTACGGCATTTTCCATCATTCTCAATTGGTTAGCAGGACGAATAGCTTTGTGTAGATAAGACAATGGCATATTTTTGTCTTGGTCTACTAATCCAGAAGTGCAATATGTGATTGCATCTTTGGTTATTTTTATAGCCTGATCTTGGGTTGATGGTGTACTGATCTGTCCAGCTTTTGCCGATATGCCTTTATCGTTATATATGAAGTATTCGTTAACTTCTTTTATAAAGCTAACGCCTTTTTCATCTTTAGCCTTCTTGACATTACGCACTTTGTGGATCTTTCTAGGATCAATATAGCGAATGTCTTTGATGCCATCTTTAGGCTTAGCAGTATCAATTACTTTATGAAAGTAAACTCTGCCATCAACATACCAACGTCTAAAGTAATCTTGCGCTCTATCGTTGAAATTCATCATTCGGATTACATTATCAAATTCTGTCTGAATAGCTTTCTTAACAGTAGCAGATTGTTGAACTGCATCGAGGTCTAGCTTGACAGGTTTCTCATCGTCTATGTTTGAAATGCTGTCGTTGACAATATCTTCTATTGCCGAGTCAACATCTGCCATCATAGAGATGTCACGATACTTCTTTATTGCTTCAGCTTCGTTGTTTGCTTGACCGTCAAGGTCCATGTAGGTGCCGTAGTGACCACCTGCGTTAATACTTTCAACTGCACCATCAGAGTCAGGCGCTACAAAAGATTTCTCAGTTGTAGGCGCCTTCTTCCGATTGATCTCATATCCAAATAATTCCATAATATTATCCTATTCCAGCCTAAGCTACATCGTAATGAGTGTACTGGAATGTCACTGTGAATTCTTCAAAGATATCATTCTGCGCGTATTGCAGTGCGATTTCTGACATGTTAATTGGAAAACTATTTCTAAGTGTATAAGTTCCACCAGGCAAAACTTCATCATTGCGGTCAAGATGTTCAACAATTAAATCAGCTTGATAGTCCCGAGGAGTTAATACACCTTCGTTAGTTGATCTATCATTCATTCCGTTCATCCACTCTTCCATCGGACGGCGTAATGTAAAGTTAGAATCATTGACGATGGTAATTGTCCAAGGATCAAAAATTCTTTCTCCAGCCATTTTGATCTCACGACCACGGTACTGAATGATTGCAGGATTCACGTTGGAAGCTGGCAATGCCGCTCCCGTAACGAGAAGACTGTATGATGGGTCAACACCGACCACATATGCTGGAAAGGCTAAGCGAACGCGGAACTGATTTGGTCTAGCTCCACCAGCACCTAGTCTCGCCTTAAATTCTTCAATATTCATTTTTTTCTCCTGTCTGAATACTTCTATTTATACTGGCTTTAGGCACCAAGTTCTTCAAAAGAGATACCGGTTCGTGTGGCAACAAATGTCAATGTAATAAAGTTAATTGACTTTGCAGGCTTGACGAATATATCTGCTCTGAACTCATTTTGATCTACGATTTCAGCAGTGTTATTTGTTTCATCACACACTACTCGGAAGTCATAAATCCCGCGTCTACCTTGTACATCTCGCAAGAACGGTTCAACCAGTGATCTGAACTGCGCTCGTGTAAATGCATCGTTAAACTCAAACAACTGAAATTTGGCAGCAGTTGCAACAGCTTTTTCCAGTACAATAAACAACCGGCGTACATTGATTCGGTTAAATGCTGAAGGCTTAGCAAGGAGAGTCTTGTCTCCGAAAAGAACTATGCCGTTGCCAGGGAATCCAACAACTGGATTAATGCCAGCAGAGTAAAGTGTATCTCGCTCTGACTTCTTAGGCGACCATGCTAACTTAACAGCATTCTTGATCACACCGCGATTATAACCAGCAGGAGAGAACCATGGATCATTTGATACGTCTGCAACAACACAAGTACCAGCAATATCACCATTCAATGGGACGTAAACGTAGCGGTCATTGTAACGATCATACATGTATTTCCAACCACTGTCCATAGTAGCATAAGAACTGCGTGTAAGTGCTGAGAGATCCGCCTTAACAGACGCTACTTCTCCACCAACATTGTTTACACATGATGCTCTTAGTGGCGATACGAATACGATGCAGTCTTTGCGAATCTCTGCTACGTTATCAATTGCGTAATCAGCAACAGCCATTCCGTGACCAGAAGTCATTACTAATGATACGTCAACTAATTCATCGTTGGAGAGTAGCAAGTAACCAGCTTGTAAGTCAGCAGTGGCGGGTGCCGTGTCAACTCCACCAATCAAAGATACTGTATGGTCTGCGGAGACTTGTTGAATACAATTGAAAGTAGCTTCAGCAGTTGAAAGATTGCCCCAATCAGTTCCTATAGCCAAGTGATCCATAGACCAGATGTACTTTGAACGCTGATTAACTACATTCTTGTAGTAATTGCTTTGATTTACATCGTCTTTAGCATCAGATGCTTTAGAGATACCTGCAAATTTTTCAAGAACAGTGCCAGCAACACCGGTGAATTCTCCGTCTTCATCGATAACAACAAGGTGCATTTCGTCTAGTGTAGTACCAGCTCCCAAGCCAAAAGTTGTAGTAGTTGGAACAGAATCAAACTGAGATGCATATGGCCAAGCAGTGGTCAACACTGTGGTTGCAGTTGCGCCAGTTCCAGTGCCGTCTGTAATAGTAGCAGTAGGTGCAGATGTGTATCCTGCTCCCGGGAAGGTAACAGTGATTGCAGTAACTGCGCCGCCAGCAATTGTTAAAGATGCTGTTGCAGTAGCCGTGCCAGAATCAGGTGCAGACAATGTTACGATTGCGTTGTCACTATAGCCTGAACCGGCGGCAGTGATTGTGAAAGATTTTAATGAAGTATTAGTGTATGAACCAAAATCTGCCATAGAAACTTTCAAAGAGTTTCCTTTCGCACCGGCATACTTTCCAGCCCAAGGACCAACAGATGCTTCACCTGCTCCATATGACTCTTGAAATTGCTCTGTGTTTTTAATCAGAACAGCAGTACCAGAAGAAACTGAGTTTCTTGCGGCTGCCCCAACTTCTCTAATAACAAGAGCATTGCTGCCGTATGCTAAGAAAGATGAAGTTGTCATAAAGTCTAAAAAGTTCGCGGTGGTTGGCTTCCCAAACACTGCTACTAAATTGTTTTCTGAGTCTATACTTACTATTTGATTTGCTGGACCCCAGTTGTAATCACCTACGATGCCACCGATAGTGGTAGCGACCGCAGGCACGACATTGGTGAGGTCCTGTTCTCTTGTCAGAACTCCGGGTGATAGCTGAAAAGCCATGGTATTCTCCTCGTTTGAATTACGGTTATTATCATATATTCCTGTTATTATTTATAAGTTCTGCGTTTTCTCTAGTTCAATGCCATTTGGGCTGTTCGTCTGCCCACATCCACACATCACCTGCTTCCACAAAAACTTCTTCTTTCTGACCATCATCAATAAGCCCAAATGGTGTTAAGTCTGAGGCAATCATACCCATCTGCGAATTATACAGATTGTCCCTCATATCTACACTAGTTAAATCTTTGAAGAACGTATTAGTCGTTAACCAAGAAAATAACACCAGACACATAGCAAGGTCATCATTATAACCTTCGTCTGCAACAAACGTACCATTCCTTTCAATAAAAGTGGACAACTCAGAGATGCAATCAGCATCGAATATCAATAGCTTCTGTTCTTCTATCAACGCTTTAAGTCCAAAGCATCCCTGTCTCTTAACAGCCTTAGAGGTTCTTACTCCAAGACTTGATTTCTTACCGAAGCCAGGAGATACATATTGCTTATTGCTCTCTTGGACCACACTAAAAATATTTTCATACTCCAACTCTTGATGAAGTATATCTACCACCTGTTGTCCTATGTCATTAGTTTCAACGAGAACAAAAGCCTCATTGTAATCTTTAGCTACTTTGTGAATGACATTAGGATATAGTAAAGGAGATATTTTATTGTTCTTGTACTTACCTACCAACCTGAACGGCATCTCAGTAATATCAACTATAATAAATGCACTGAAGTCTCCTCCTATGCCTCTAGATGTGTCAACTACTGATACATAATATTTATCTTTTTTAGGTTCTTCATATAACTGAAGCCCATCTTTCTCGTATATTGGCTCATATGAACTCATTCTACCAAGTGCTTTACCATTAATAAGAGTGTTAGATGATCCTAAAAATTCACATAAGACTTCTTGGTTGAACTTCAATTCACCCAACAGATTTAATTGTTCTTGTGCCCACTTGTCATCTCTGCCT